TGCGGCGCAGAATGGACGGCCCCGATCTTCTCGCAACTGTCGAGGCCGGGGTCGCCAGGTGGAAGCCCCGCATCGTCGGGGTCGAGTCGTCCGGGTTCCAGCTTGCCATCTGCCAGATGCTCAAGAAGCGCGGCATCCCCGTCCGCGAGGTACGCCCAGACCGCGACAAGTTAAGCCGCGCCCTCGCCGCAACGCCCACGATGGAGGCGGGCCGCGCCTGGTTCCCCGCATCGGCCCCCTGGCGCGCCGATCTCGAATCCGAGTTACTAGGATTTCCGAATACGGCCCACGACGATCAGGTCGATTGCCTGTCGATGGCGCTTGGCGGCTTTGTCCAGCTTCCATCATCGACTTTCAGCCCCGCAGCCGTTAATATTTCACAAATACCCGTTCACAGGAGGGCGGCGCGTGTCCTTGACATCGCGAAGCCCTCCGACTACGGCGGCAAGCCTTCGGAGATCAGGGAATCAGATGGCGGCGTGTACCTTGAGGAAGAAGATTAACCAATGACCGTAATGCTCACCGGCACATCCCCCAACGCGGAACTATACTCCCGCGCCCTGTCGAACGCATACCGATGGTACTACCGCCTCATCGATCCCGATTGGTCCATCGAACAAGACCCGGAGATCTGGATCAAGAAGGCATGGCGCGACCCGGTCCTGGCGCAGGCCATGCAGACGCGGATGCACATGGTCGCGGGCCGTGAGTGGCAGATCCAGCCAGGCCGTAAGAACCCCAGCCCCGAAGACACCAGGGCGGCGGACGTTGTGGCCGATGCGTTCGCCCGCATAGCAAAATTCAGCGAGGCCCGCGCCCTGCTGGCGACATCCGTCCTGCGCGGCTCCTCCTACGCATTCACCGAGGGAACCCGCGAGATGGTAACGCTGGCGGGCCTGCGTGGTAAATGGTGGACCCCGCGCAAGCTGCGGAACATCTCGAAACAGCGATTCATCTACACGCCCGAAACAATAACGCACGAAGATGGCCGCCAAACTGTCGAGGTCCAGACGCGCTTCTACCCGCTGATGGACCCGTGGCCTGTGGTTATCCCCCCTGAGTTCGCCGAACGGCTCATCAAGGTGATCTACCTGGACGAAGAGGACCGTCTAACAGGCATCGGCGGTCGGCCCCTGCTCGAATCTGTCTATTTCCTCTTTTGGGCCAAGTCTGAAGTAATGAAGACCGGCCTCCAGACCCTGGAAAAATGGGCGGGCGGAATGTTGATTGCAAAAACCGATCTCCACGCGAACCCCGGCGAACTGGGCCGCGACTCCGACAGCGTGAAAAACGAGATGCTATCGATGCTCGAATCGATGCGTGGCCGTCACGTTGCGGTCATCGATAAGGAGGACGAGATCGAACACATCGACGGCGGCCAGGGTGGAGGGGGGGCCGCTTTTCTTGAGTTCCTGCGCTACATGGACGAGAAGATCGTCGGCCTGCTCCTGGGGTCTGTCTTACCCTTCGGGCAGTCGGGCGATTCGGCAGGCTCCTACGCCAGAGCTGTTGAAGAACGGGCAGTTTCGGACCTGATCCTCGACTTCGACAAGCAGAACGTCTCCGAAGCGATCAGCGACACCGTGATCCGCCTGTTCTGGAAAAACAACCGCCCGCAGCTTGCAGCGGCTGGCCTGGCGGACGCGGCGATGCCCCAATTCTCGATCCTACCCGAACGCCGGGACGACTTCGCGGCGAACGCGCAGATCCTCAGCCAGGCCATCAACAGCGGGATGCCGATCAAGGCCAGCGAGGCATACGAGAAGCTGGGCCTAACCCAGCCGACCCAGGAGGACATCGACGCGGGCGATGTGATCGAGAAGGAGGAGCCAGCGCCCGGCGGCTTCCCGTTCCGCGAGTCCCCCGGCGCGAAGTTCGGCGCAGGTCGGCCCCGGAAGTTCGCGGAGGGCGACCCGTTCGCGGAGCTTCGCCTGGAGTACCCCGACCCCGTGGCAGGAAAGACCGTCGATGAGTGGATCGACCTTACCCGGCAATCCTTCGACGATCCCGACCTGTCGGATGCGGACCTGGCGGACTTTGTACGCCGCGACCTTGACGAGATGGCAGAAGAAGGGGCCGCAGAAGATGCGCTCAAGTCCGAGATAGATGCGGACATAGAAAGAGACAAGGAGCGCGGCGGCCATCACGATGCCATCCAGGAGGCCGTCCTGGGCCGACTGGAGGAGGCAGGCATCGATGTTCGCCCCGATGTCTATACATCGATAGACGGAACATCGAGATACATCGCCATCACCGAGCCGGGCGGCGATAGCTGGCTCGACGAGATCCGCATCTCCGACCATGAGCAGGTAAAGGGCGGCGGCTTCAACCCTGAAACGCAGCAAAGGATGGGCAAGTCGGGCATCTCCATCGTGGTTGACGAGAACGGCGAGGCCGACCTGTCGGGGCTTGACGACTTCATCGACGGCCACCTGGAGGAACACGCCGAAGCATACGCCGCCGCCGAGAAGCCCAGCGGCAAGCGCAAACGCTGCCCGGACGGAGAACACAAAGACAAGGATGGACAATGCCGCCCCGTAACCTGATCCCCCTGTTATTCCTGGCTGTGATGGCGACCTCCTGCGCGTCCCTTTTCGAGAAGGGACCGGACGGCGAGGCAGCGCCCATCGAGGCGTTCACGCGGCCAGCCATCGCAACCCTGGCGGAACACGCCCCGGCGAACCCGACGAACGGGGGCGCATGGATCATCGCAGGCGTGGCGGCCCTCGCCGCTGGCGCGTCCGCCGTGGCATCGTCCGCCCGAACCCGTGAGGAGTCCTGAAAATGTCATCACTTTTTGAAGCGTTAGGCGGTCGAAAGAACACGCTCATCATCTTCGCCCTGGGTTCCGTCACCCTGATGACGGCCCTGGGCCATCTTCCTGTGGATCAGTTCATCGAGAGCCTGACCTGGCTACTGGCCATCGGCGTGGGAGGTCATGCCATCGTCGGCGCGGCTGGCAAGCTGGGCGATAAGAAGAAGAAATAGAGATGGCGCGCCAGCTTCCACTCTCGCCGAACGTCGAGATGTACGAGATGATGCATCACTCGACGGCGCTATTCAACGAGGCGATGCTGGCGCTCATCAAGGCGGAATTCCTGCTCCAGACCGGGCGCGGCTCCTGGGATCAGCGTGAGGGCGCGGTCGAAGCCCTGGCGGAGCTTGTAGGCCATACGATGACGCTATCGGACCTCACAGGCCGCCGCCGTGTGTTCCTGAACACCGCCAGGGAGCCAGCGCCGCCCGCGATGGCCCCTACGATGTTCGCCGAAACGCCACTCTCTCAGATCATGGGCGCGGCAGGCCCGGCGGAACCCGGCCTCGACTTCGTGGAGGCGATCCGCGACATAGTGAACCGGACCCCACAGCTTGCCGAGGACGTGGCCCCCGGCGTTCCGCGCTACCTCGCTGTGCAGGACATCTATATGTCCGGGCCGAACTTCGCGCTGGCGAAGGCGAACAGCCTGGAGGTTACGCAGCGCGTCCAGAAGGCCATCGCCGATGGCATCGAGAAGGGCCGACCCGTAACGGAAACGCGGGACATCATCGCCGCGACCGGGGACTGGTCGAAGGCATACGGGCAGACGGTATACCGGACAAACTTAAATACCAGCTACACCCAGGGCCGCTTCGAGCAATTGAAAGATCCAGTTATCCGCCGCATCGTCGGCGCGTTCGAGTTCTCATCGATCAACGACGACGACACGCGGACGAACCATCGAGACTGCGATGGCCTCATCGCCGCCGTGGACTCGCCGATCTGGAGAAAGTACAAGACCCCCATCGGCTACAACTGCCGATGCGATGTGGTCGAGGTATCCAGGACGATGCTCGACAGCCTGGGCCTGCTCCAGGCGAACGGCGCGATCCTGTCGAGCTGGCGCGGCAATAAATACGACAGCGACACGGCGATGATGTCCGCCATGCAAAGCGCCGGGGCGCTGCCCGATCCCGGCTTCGGCAAGGGCGGCGGCCCGAACCCCTACGCGGGCCGCGTGGTCCCATAAAAAAACGCGCCAGGCTCAAGGCCCGGCGCGCTGTCGTGGTGGTGTTGGTGGTTACTTGACGAGGCGAACACCAAAGGCGATCCAGGCCGGGGCGTTGCTGTAGTCAAAATCGACGATTTCAAGGACTCCCCGACTGTGAAGCCCTCGAACGGCCACGGCGGGCGCGTAGAAGCACCCGGCGGCCTTCGCGGTTTCCGGGGTCGTCCGCACTTCCCAGTTAATGCTTTCGATGGTTCCGTTATAGTCCGCCGCCTTCGCCTCGACATCCGCCGCCCTGATCGCCGCCAGGAGTTCCTTCTGTCCGCTTGTCATCGCTGTTCTCATCGTTCCGTTCCTTCCTGTTGTGGTTGCCGTTCTTTCCATGCCTATATAATACCCGCTGGCCCCGTTAACCGTTAAACAAAAACAGGTAAAAAAGGGGTTTATTTTGACCCCCCAGGACGGCCTCGAAACGGCGCATCCGCGCCTACTTATCGACGATGCAATCCTCAACCCGTGGCAGCTTGAGCGGGATCGTCCACAGCGCGATGTCGATGAGGCTGCACAGCGCCGAAACGTCGATGATCGTCATGTACTTCTGAAATTCTGGCTTATCCATGCGGACGACCTGGGTTTTCGGGATCTCCCCGGCCTGCACCTGGACGCGCTTTTTGTTCGACTCCACGGCCATCACGACGACCCGCGTGTGACTGACAGTATGCGCGAACAACAGCCGCTTGACCTGCTCCATCACGATGCCCGCATTGACGAAGGGCGCTTTTTTCTTCTCCATGAGGAACCCCATCACCGCGAACGCCGCCAGCTCCTCCCCGCACATCCCCAGGCCCGCGACGACCTCGCCCTGCTTCGCCTCATGCATCTCGCCCCGTGTGACATAGGCATCGACGAGCTTCTGCGGGATGTGTAACTGCTTGGCAAGCTCCGATGCGTCAAGCGCGATCTGCGGGATGTCGGTCATGTCGGCATCGGACAGGTCGCGGATGATCTTGCCGGGGTACGGCTTCTTCATAACCTGGACGCGCATTTTTTTATTTCTCCTTATAGACAAGTTACAGATGCGGGCGTATTTTAAGACCATGAGGAAATTAAAGCAACTTTTCAGGCGGCGCAAGGCATCGGCGAAGCTCGCGGAGGGCGGCGGCGTAACCATCGAAGGCGACCCCGGCAAATACCCCGATGGAAGCTGGCAGCAAAAGCTAGCAGAAACCGTACAGGCGCAGAACGAGATGGCGCAGGAAGCCGATCCCGATTTTAATGTCCCGCTTAATATCCCCGCAGAAAATGTAGAGGCCATCAGCGCATCGGTCGAAACGACGATGGCACTAGAGGACAAAGGGCTGTTTGATTTATCATCAGAGGAGCAGCAGGAATACAAAGAAGCGGAGGGCGTGATCGGCGAAAGCTGGCATCAGCATCAAGTCGAGATGCTGGATGCTGGCGCGATGGGCCTGCCCTGGCAGGATGATGAGGGGAACCCGCTACCGGGACACGCCGAACCCAGTACCCCCCGCGACAGCGACCAGGGCGGCGGCGAGGACGGGGATGAGGATGCCAAGGAAAACGCAGAGATTGACAAGGAAATAGGAGATGCCAAGAAGCGCATCGACTGGCTCAAAGATCGCGGCGCGCACGATGACGAGGTCGCTGCGGTCGAGAAATACATCGACGACCTGGAGGGATCGCGCCCCCGCAAGCCCGCCCCCGACGACGAACCCAGCGGCCCCCGGAAGCGATGCCCGAAGGGGAGCAGAAAAGACGACAGCGGGACTTGCCAGAAATACTCCGAAAAGCTCCAGGCTGTCGAACAGGTCGGAGAGTCGGGCCACCCGGAGGATGTACTGGAGGAGGTCCACGGCAGATGGAAAGATGGCGCGGCTTCCGATTCCGAATATTCGGCGGCCTGGGATGATGTGTATGGACTTGACCGCAGGGCCGATGCGTACATCGGATGGGCGTTAAATGGCGATGAATGGAATACGCATCTTTTAGGCAAAGAAGAGGGAAACATGGAAAAGGCGGTTTCGGGACTGCCCCCTGGATCTAAGGATGCCCTGCGTGGAGCGTTGAAGGATGCGCAATCATCAGGCGGAGGGGACACATCCCCCGACGACAAGCCCAGCACATCCCGGAAGCGATGCCCGAAGGGTTCCCACAAAAACCCGGAAAGCGGCTCCTGCGAAAAGTTCGAGGACGACCCGGCCCCGAAAAAGAAAACCCTGCGCGAACGCCTGGGAGCCAAGAAGAAATGCGACAGCGGATGCCCCGACGACAACGATGGCCGCCAGGCGAAGCAGTTTAAAGCACCCCCAGGCCGTGAGGCGCAGGTAAAAGCCCTTAAAAAAGAGGATGTGAAGAACCCCTACGCCGTGGCCTGGTCGAGCCACGATGCGAAGAACTCCGAAACCTACGCGCCGATCTGCTTCAGGGATAACCAGCTCCCCGGCGGCGACTTCGACGCTGTGCAGAACGAGGATGGCACCTGGAACATCGGGATCGACAAGGACATCCCGATAATGGGAACGGTCCAGGAGGTCGGGGTAAAAGGCAACGAGCGCCCGATTGGGATCAAGTGGCTACGGGCCGCCCTGCGGAAGCATCGCGCCCTGGAGGAGCAACCCGGCGGCGCGTACTATGCGCCTGTCCACCTGCGACACCACAGCGAGAACAGCGACCAGGACGAAACGATCCCCGCCGGGTTCCTGCGGCTGAACCGCATCGCCCCGGCGTTCGACGGGGGCGACAACCAGGCCGCCATCTTTGCGACCCTGTACAACGTACCCGATGACATTTACCAGCAGATCAAGGCCCGGAAATGGGCGTTTCGCTCCGTAGAGGTCGCATCCTGGGACAAGCCCCAGATCAGCAGCCTGTCTTTACTTAATACGGAAGCGCCTTTTTTCAAGTACGGACTAACCACTATAGGCAAGGAGACCCCGGCCCAGGCCGTGGAAGTGTTAACCCTGGAAGCCGCCGCGCCTGCCCTCGCCCTGTGCGAGTCCGGGGCCGGTGGATCAATCCTTTTCAACTTTAGCGAGGCCCGACGAATGGCAGAAGAAAAAATTAAAGAAGAGATCGAGATCGAGGAGGATCTGGACCTCAACGATGAAGATGTCGATGTCGATGTTGACGTTGACGAGGATGACGAGGGCGCGACCCTGGCGGAAGTCGCCGGGATGATGCGCGAACTCATGCGCCGCTTAGATGATGAAGTGGAGGATGAAGAGATCGTCGAAGAGGTACGCGACAAGCGGAACGAGGATGTACCCGTAGACATCGCCGCCAGTGAAGGAAAGATGGCCGCGATGCTTTCCGAGATTTCGGGCCGCGTGTCCGGGCTGGAGTCCAACCAGCGCAAGGGCCGCCAGCGCCAGGCGTTGGCATCCTACGTCGAGAAGTCCCTGGGCAAGCTGTCCGGGTATAATCTTCCCGAGAAGCTGGGCGACACGATGACGAAGATGGCGCAGACCGCCGGGGGCAATTATAAGAAGCTCCTGGATCAGTTTGTCGCCACGTTCAAGGCGACCGCCAGCCGCGACGAGGACCTGGCAACGCTCGACGATTTCGAGCAGTCCATCAGCATCGGACAGGGCGACGAGGCGCTGGCGAAGTTCGCCCAGAAGGGCGAGGCATCGCTAACCAACGCCCGCAAGCACCTGCGAACCTTTAAGAGCTTGCAGGATAAGGGCGTTCGATTTGCGGATGGCGTGGACGATCCCGCCAACTTTATCGACATCCTCACCAACGAAACCAACACCAACACCGAAAACTGAGAGGGTAAAAAATGGCTGCACTAACAGCATCAACAACGATCACAAGCCGAAGCCGTGGCCTGCAAGAGCAGGTTGTAGTTAGCGGCGACACGATCTACAGCGGATCGC